AGACTTGCTTGACCAGATGAAAGCCTCAAAAACTGCCGAGGAGGGACTTACCATACTCTTCGACGCCATGGACAAGATCGAAGATCCGACAATGCGTGCGGCGCTCGCCTCGGCGGCATTCTCTCGCGCAGGCATCGGAATGGTCAACCTTACAAAGGGCGGATCGAAAGAGATTGCACGGCTTCGTGAGCAGTACCGCCGGCTCGGCGGAACAATCAGCGAAGATGCAGCCAAGGCAAGCGAGGAGTTCATCGACCGACAGACCGACATGAAGCTGGCACTTGCAGGCGTGCGCAACATTATCGGGTCGCAGCTCATGCCGCAGATCACTGCGCTGACCAAAAAGTTCACCGAGTTTGTTGTTAAAAACCGGGATAAGATCACAGCCTTTGCCAAGAAATTCGCCGAAGGCTTGCCGGAGCGAATCGACAAGCTCATCAAAGCCGCAAAGTCACTGTATGAGGCTATATCTCCGTTTCTCAAAGTCCTCGGCGCCATCGTCGACGTGATCGGCCCTGCAAATACAGCAATGGGGATCATGGCTGTGGTCATCGGCGGAAAGCTGGTCATGGCTATCGCTGCGCTCATACCTGCGCTTGCCAGCCTCGGGATTACCATCGGTGCTACTCCTATCGGCTGGTTTATCGGGATCGTCGCGGCACTGGTCGCGCTGGTGTACCTGATCATCAAGCACTGGAGCAAAATATCTGGTTTTTTCTCCGGCCTGTGGAACAGCATTAAGTCGGCAACATCAACATTTATAGGCTGGTATGTCGACAGTTGGACGCGGGTCGGAGAGTTTTTTACCGGCATCTGGGACGGCGTAACCGCTACCGTGCGTGACGCCCTCGGCTTTATCAATAAGGCCATAGATAAACTTCCAAACTGGCTGAAAAAAGGCATGCAGGTCGGGTTGAACCTCGCAACAGGAGATGTCGGCGGGGCGGTAACCAATGCCCGGGAAATGCTCAACGGCAGCAGCAAAACGAGCAAAACACAGAGCGAAACCCGCGTCCGCGTGGATTTCGCAAATATGCCGAAGGGAACCCGCGTGCAGCAAGACGGGAACGCACCGACTGACCTGTCCATGGGCTACGCCCTGCTCACCCCGTAAACTGGAGGCATAATGTCCTGGCGCGACAAATTACAACCGGCATCGTTCCGAGGCGTGGCGTTTAACGTCTCGGGATCCGACCTAAACGCAGGACGCCGTACCGCTCGGCACGACTACCCTCAGCGCGATCTGCCGTATGTTGAGGACATGGGCCGCAAAGCCCGTGAATACCAGATAGACGGGCACATCGTCGGGCCCGACTACATGACCGGACGAGACGCCCTGATCGAGGCGTGCGAGCAAGCCGGGCCGGGCGAACTGGTGCATCCGTACCATGGCCGGGTCAATGTCGTCTGTGTAGCGATCAGCGTGCGCGAGTCGTCAGCAGACGGCGGCATGTGTACCATCACCATGGCGTTCACCGAGGCCGGAGAAGTGTCGTACCCGACCAGCTTGGCCAAAACGCAGCAGGCGACCGATGCCGCGGCAGAATCTGCGCTGGCCACGGCGAAGGCATCCTTTCTCGACCGCGTATCAATTCCAGGACTGCCGGCTTTTGTCGCAGAAGGGTTTAACTCCGTTGGCGCGTCGGCATTGTCTGCAGCGCAGTCGTCCTTGCCGTCCCTCGGTCCTCTTGCCGAGTTTCAAACCGGATTGACAGCCATGCAGGCTGCTGTATCTGGTCAGGCTGCAGATGTTTCCGGTTTCTCCGACGGCATCGCAGGCCTTGTAAATATCGATGCCGACGGGGTGTCGGCGTCATTCTCTGAGCTGGTAAATCTTGCAGACTTCGGCAGCGACATGCAAAGCGTGCCGACCACGACCAGTAGCCGGCAGCATCAGGCCGCGAACCAAGCGGCACAGATCGCCTACGTTCGACAGGTTTCGGCCATCGCGGCGGCACGCACCACGGCAAGCATCGACTCCGACAGTTACGAAGAGGCCATCGCTATGCTGGCAACGATAGCTGATCTGCTTGACGAGCTGGCCGAAGCTGCTGACGACGATCTGTATCGAGAGCTGCAGACGCTTCGCGCAGCCGTAGTGAGCGACCTGTCAACCAGAGCCGCCGACCTGTCGCGGGTGTTGAGCCATACGCCACAGTCCACGATGCCGGCCCTAGCTGTCGCGTGGAGCCTGTACGGCAACATCGACAATGCCGATGACATCGTTGACCGTAACGCAGTGCGGCACCCTGGGTTTGTTCCTGGTGGCGAGGCACTGCAAATCCTGAGCGAGGTGTCCTGATGTCCGAGGTGGTACGCCTTGGTGTAGGCGGTCAGGAATATTCCGGCTGGACGGCAATCTCTATCACCCGCAGCATCGAGGCGATCAGCGGTCGGTATTCTCTCGGGCTTACGGAGCGTTGGCCAGGCCAGTCAGCGGTATGGCCGATCCTGCCAGGGGCAGAGTGCTCCATAGCCATCGGAGACGATACCGTTATCACCGGACAGGTCGACTCAGCATCGCCATCGTTCGACGATACGCAACACGATGTGCAGGTACAGGGCAGGGACCGCACCGGCCAGATGGTGGATTGCTCTGCGGTTCACTCTCCCGGGGAGTGGTCTGGAATACGGCTTGACAGGCTTGCGGCGATACTTGCAAAGCCGTTCGGAATCACTGTTACGTCAATAGCGGATGTTGGCGCGGCATTCAGCGTTTTCAAACTCCAACCAGGCGAGGCTGCGTTCGAAGCCCTCGACAGGGCATGCCGCCTGCGTGGGGTGTTGCCGATCTCTGACGGTCGTGGCGGGCTTGTGCTGACCAAGCCTGGCCAGACTCGGTGCAGCACGGCACTAGTGCAGGGGGAGAACGTCAAGGCCGCCAGTTTGAACAACGATGCAACCGAGCGTTTCCGGACGTACATCGTACGCGGAAGCCAGCCAGGCACTGACTATCTCGATCCAGAGCAGTCAGCAGCAGTCGAGGCCAGAGCCACAGACGCCGGTGCCACTGCAGGCAGGACGCTGATCGTGATTGCCGAATCTGCCGTTGACATCGCATCGGCACGCAAACGCGCTCAGTGGGAGTCAACCGTCAGGGCAGCCAAGGCCGTGTCTGTATCGGCAACCGTGCAGGGGTGGCGGCAAGGTGACGGGACGCTGTGGCCGGTCAACGCACTGGTTCCAGTTTATCTGCCGTGGCTTAGGATTTCTGGCGAAATGCTAATTTCAGAGCTGACGCACTCGCTGGATGAATCAGGCGGGACACAGACGCAGATGACACTGCGAAGAGCAGACGCCTACCTTCCGGAACCGGAGAAACCGGCAGAGAATGACCCGTGGGGTGGCGTAGGATAATTTACTGTTTACAATTATTATATATTAAAAAAACGTGCGACATAGTAATTTCAATGTGTTATAACGCTGTCACGCGATTGACGTGCTTGACTTGCGGTGTTTTTGTCGATATATTTCAACCGTCAAAATTCCAGAGGAGCCGTCCGCTTGCATGCGAGGGGACGCGCTGGCGCGTGCCGTTTTCCGGCGTGCGTTATTCCGAGCCTACGAAAGGCCCGGAGCGTCCCTGTGCCGTGAGGCCAGGGCGGTATCCTTTGGAAACCGTGACAACGCTTCGGGCCGCTTTTTATACGGCCAAAACGCAACAACCCTATATAATAGTATATTGCAAGCCCCGTGCCACGCTGCGCGGGGCTTTTTCATTTTCCCCATGGGTTGCAAAACCCGGCTCCCCTGTCGCACAATATCAGCATGGTAAGCGCCGTGCGGAAAATACTACGTCCTCTGCAGCAGCGCGTCATGCTCATGATCGGGCGTGCCGTTGTGCGTGCCGTTAACGATGGTCCGACGATACAGGAGCTGCAGGTGTCACTGCTGACCGATGAACTGCGTGGTGCCATCCAGTATTTTCAGCAGTTCGGCCATTGCGGGCACCCGCTACCTGGCGCGCAGGCCGCCGTGGTGTTTCCCGGTGGCGATCGCGGTCATGGCATCGCGGTTGCTGTCGACGATGGCCGACACCGGCAGCACCTCGATCCTGGCGAGTCGTGCCTGTATAACTCCGAGGGCGTGGTAATTAAACTGCTGGCCGATAAAACCATCGAGATAACCGGAGCGACACTGACAACGATCAGCGGGAACCTCCACGTTACCGGCGACATCTCCGACGGCGTGCGCAGCATGGCGGCAGATCGCGAGATCTACAACGGTCACGACCATCCGGAAAATGACAGTGGCGGCCCGACCGATACACCGAATCAGCAGATGTAACCAGACAGGAGCGTTGCCATGGTTGACAAGGATCGCATGTATAAACTGCTCGATGCCGTGAAGCCGTTTGCAGAGGAGGCCCAGTTCGCAAAGTGCCGCCCTGACGGACCCGGTTATCTGAGGAAATCAGACTGGGATGCGCTCAGCGAGGCATATCGCGAGTGCGTGTCTGTAGAGGATCGACGGCGCGGAGTTTAAAGGCATTTTTGCGTCCAGTGGTTCACAACTTGTGAACGGGAGCGCCACACGATGAGCATAGAGATCGCCACAAAAAAAGCAATATTCGACCTGTCGGTAACGACCGAGGACCTTCTGACGGAGGAAGGCCTGGAGACTGCAGTTGTGATCTCGCTGTTTACCGACCGTCGAGCCGCGAGCACGGACCCTCTTCCGGATGGTGAGACGGACCGGCGCGGCTGCTGGATGGACGCAACGCTTGATGCTCTCAGCAACGGGCAGTCCGACCACGGTATCGGCAGTTTGCTGTGGCTGCTCAATCGCGAGAAAACGGTCCCGTCGGTTCTGGCCCGGGCGAAACAGTACGCAGAACAGGCGCTGGAGTGGTTAGTGTCCGACAAAATCGCCGAGTCTATTACAGTAACCGCCGAACGCCTCGGGCCCGCAGGGAATAATTGGTTGGCCCTGTCGATCGAGATCGCGAGGCCGGCGAAACCGGCTATGGCGTTCCGGTACGACTATAACTGGACCGCCCAGGCGTACCGCGCCGCATAACCACACGGAGCAACCCATGGCATGGCAACGCCCGACATTATCGACACTAATCACCCGAGTGCAGGCCGACCTTACCAGCCGGATCGACGGGATCACGACCATCCTGCGGCGGTCTGTTCTTGGCGTTTTGGCTCGCGTGTTGGCCGGCGCGTGCCATGAGATCTACGGTTACCTAGCCTGGTTGTCGCGGCAGATACTTCCGGATACGGCAGAGGCCGAATATCTCGCACGCTGGTCGCAGATCTGGGGTGTCACCCGTATCGCAGCCACCTATGCAACCGGGACCGTGACGTTCGCCGGCGAGGACGGGTCGATCATTCCTGCCGGCGCGGAATTGCAGCGGCGGGACGAGGTGACGTACGCGACCGATGAGGCCGCAGTCATATCCGGAGGAACTGCGATCGTTGCCGTTACGGCATCGGATCCAGGCTCCGACAGCAATACCGAAGCTGGAGCGTCGCTCACGCTGGCAAGCACCATATCAGGGGTTGTCTCCACAGCAACCGTTGCCACCGCCCTGACAGGCGGGTCCGACAAAGAGACCGACAGCAGCCTGCGGGCGCGCCTGCTCACCCGCATTCAGGAGCCACCACACGGCGGGGCAGATTTCGACTATACGTCCTGGGCGCTCGAGGTGTCCGGTGTTACTCGCGCCTGGAGTTATCCTCTGTGGCTCGGACTCGGGACGGTTGGCGTGTGTTTTGTCCGCGACGATGACGACGACATCATACCGGATGCCACGGAGATCGCCGCGGTTCAGGATTACATCGACAGCGTGCGCCCGGTGACAGCCGACGTGACGGTGTTCGCTCCGACGGCGGTGCCGCTCGACTTTGAAATCACACTGACGCCGAACACGGCAGCAGTACAGGCAGCAGTACAGGCCGAGCTTGAGGATCTGCTGCGGCGCGAGGCTGAGCCGGAAGACGGCAGCGGGTCCGGAACGATACTGATCTCGCATATCCGCGAGGCCATCAGTATCGCAGCCGGCGAAACCGACCACGTGCTCACCAGCCCTGTGGCCAACGTAACGCACGAAACCGGCGAGATGGCAACCATGGGCACCATAACCTGGGGGTAAGCAGTGAGCCGATCGGCAGCTGAATATACAAAGATGCTGCAGAACCTGCTTCCGCGGGGTGCCGCTTGGACGCGCGAGCGAACGTCCAGGTTAACGCAACTGCTCCGGGGCATGGCTGACGAACTCGCCCGCATCGATGCCCGCGGCGACGACCTGGTTAACGAGGCGCTGCCGGACACAACGTTGGAACTGCTCGACAGCTGGGAAGCTGTGGCAGGCCTGCCGGGCGAATGTACCGGGCCGCTGGAAACCGTGTCGCTCAGGCGCGATGCGCTGGTCATGCGATTGACGACCGTCGGAGGGCAGAGTCGGCAGTATTTCATCGATTTGGCCGATACGCTCGGTTTTGAAATTACGATCGACGAGTTCCGACCGTTCACGGTGGGGAGCGTCGCCGGGGATAGCCTGACAGGCGGCGACTGGATTTATGCCTGGCGCGTCAACGCTCCGGAGACGACGGTGCGAGAATTCGCTGCAGGAAGCTACGCCGGTGAGGCCTTGTCGACGTGGGGCAACGACCTGCTGGAATGCGCAATCAGCAGGGTCAAGCCCGCTCACACGATACTGATTTTCGGATACGGAGAATAGATGTGGAGGCGATATGCACAGAATAGACAGCAGCGGGGCAACCGAGACAAATCAGTTTACCGAGGGCGATCCGTCAAGCGGCGTGCCGGCAACCCAAGTTACCGACGACTGGCTTAATGCTGTGCAGGAGGAACTCTGCGGCGCGATCGAGGGGGTTGGTCTGGCACTTGATAAGGGCGACAACGCCCAATTGGTTACGGCGCTGCAGGCCCTCGCTGCAGCAGCTGCAAGTTGGACAACCGGCGACGCCAAGTTGACACTGAAAACCGCGCCCGATTCGGGCTGGATCATGGCCGACGATGGTACCATCGGCGATGCGTCGTCTGGCGCATCGAACCGTGCCAACGCAGACACGGAGTCTCTTTACACGCTGCTGTGGACAAATCTTCCAGACGCAGTTGCTCCTGTAACCGGTGGTCGAGGAGCTTCTGCTGCGGAAGACTTCGCAGCACATAAGCCCATCCAGGTCGGCACCATTGTCGGCCGTGCTTTAGCCGTTGCCGGGGCAGGATCAGGCCTTACGGCAAGGGCTCTCGGAGAGATCCTTGGTGAAGAGACTCATCAGCTAACCATCGAGGAAGGTCCCGAACATAAACATACGATTCCGTGGGGTGAAGACATGTGGACGCCTCCATGGGGTAAAAACACAAATTATACCAACCAGTCAGGTGCTTCCGGCATAGACTCTGATAATGAATGGGCATATTCGGAGCCGGTAGGCGGCGACCAGCCCCACAACAACATGCAGCCGACCACGTTCCTGAACGTGATGATCAAGCTGTAAGGGGCTGGCATGGAAACGTTTATTGCCGAGAATCCAGGCGTCGCGATTGCCATCTTGGGACTGTGCGGGAGCATCATCGTCGCACTGATCGGAGTGGTTACGTTTTTCTGGAAGCGCAGCAAGAGCCAGGAGGCCAAAGCGTGGCAGTCTGCCGTTGATGCAATCAAAGACGGGCTGCACGACGTTCGGGACAGCATCGACAAGTCAGTAGAACGTTTCGAGCACACCTTTAAAGAGGTGTTCGGACGACTAGGCGATGCCGAAAAAAAGATATCCCACATCGAGGGGCGCTGTGAATTGCACAGGAGAGGAATATGGAAGCCGAAGGACTGACAGTGCTGATCGACCCGGGCCATGGCGGCAAAGACCCTGGCGCAGTAGCAGCAGACGGAACTCGCGAGGCAGATATCGCGCTGTCGGTTGGGCTTATGGTCGCCGGGATACTGCATGCACTCGGATGTAACGCGCAGCTCACGCGGATCGGAGACACTTACCCGTCACTGTCCGACCGGTGCCGCATCGAGCATGACCTGGAACCTGATTGTTTTATAAGTCTGCACTGCAACGCAGCATATAACCGCGAGGCCAACGGCATCGAGGTATGGACCACGCCGGGCGACACTGCCGCCGATCCGTTGGCGCGTGAACTGTTCGTGTCGCTGAATCGGTCGTTCGGTACGCGCCGGTTCCGCAGCGATTACTCAGACGGAGATCCGGACAAAGAGAGCAAGTTATACGTTCTGCAGCACACGCACTGCCCGGCCGTGCTGGTCGAGATGGGATTTATCTCGAATGAGGCCGAGTGCGCATGGCTGCAGGACAGAGAAAATCAACGACGCATCGCCCTTGCGGTTGTCGACGGGGTGATGGTTTGGCGGCAGGCCGCAGCGCAGAAGCGCGGGCCGAAGCTCGCCGGTTAATAACGCGAACCTACGGAGGTATCTATGGATTTCACGGAAGTCAAAGGGCTGCTGCAAAGCAAAACGATATGGGGCGTGATCATTACCATTCTCGGGGCGATTCTCGGGTGGGGTTCTGAGACGCAGGCCGTGCTCACCGACCAGACTATGCTGGTTGTTTCCGCAGTTGTGCAGGCCATCGGTGCTGTGGTCGCCATTGTCGGCAGAATCAAGGCTGACAAGAAAGTCACCGTCACGGGGTCGTAACCCATGAGCCTGTCAGCTATCGCAGCTATCGCCGGGGCGGTTTCAGCCTTGGCCGCCCTGGCGATCAAGCTCATAGGGATATGGCGCGAAAACAAGACCGCCAACCAGCCGGAAGAGCAGGAAAAGGAGCGCCATGCGGCATATCAAACACGACTTGAGAACGCATCGAACGCTATGCGTGGCGACACTGACGCTCTTGGCACTGTTGCTGCTGATATTGACCGGCTGCGCGAGCGGAATCGGCACCGTGTACGTGAACGACAGCAGCGCAGTGGTGCCGGTGAAGGAGGGTGAGCCGGCAAAGGCTACCGGGTTGATTATTTCGCCCGGGGCGCTTGCAGATTTGATGCAGTGCTGCTCGGACAACCTCGATACAGCGGAGGAATAAATAAATGGATGAGGATAGATATAGCGGCCGACCCCCTGGGAGCTACGGCTTGCTTGATGAGGCTGGAACAATAGCCGCGGGCGAGTCGGCGTCGCACACGATAAACACCATACCAGTCGGTTATCTTGCTGGGCACATTACTGTGTCGGCGGCAGCGACGCTGAAAATCTATTACAGCATGTCTGGTGATGCCTATGGCGATCCCGTCGAAGAGGCGCTTACCGCGGGCCAGTCACTGGATTTTGATTGTGGTGAAAACTTGGCGGCCCAGTCTGTCAAAATCGAGATCGTTGCAGGCGCTTCCAATGTGGAATATGCGTTGCAGTGCAGGGGGATGGCGTAATGCGCGGGCAGATTGTTGATCTGAGCCTGACCAGGGCAGACCTCGGTGCGGCTCGCGCTGACCTGGGGCCGCAAGCGACGGTCATGCAGGATTATGTGTTTATTGGCAACTTGGAGCAGACAGAAATCGAATTCGTCGGGGACATGTCTGCAGCAACAATTCTGAAAGGTGAACTCTAATGGCAAAAACCATTCCCTGCAGGATGATACCGATATGTTACACGGCGGCAGAGTGGGCCACCGTGAATCCTGTTTTGCGTGTTGGCGAGGAAGGCTTCGAGACCGACACTGGCGCGTTCAAAAAGGGCGACGGCGTCACCGCGTGGAACGCACTGTCGTACTCTAATACTGGCCGCACAAGCGGCGTGATAAACGATATCGGATCACCTGGTGGCGCCGGGTTTGGCACGGGAGTCGCGCCGGAATCATCGTTGCCGAGCGGAATGACTGCCCTGTATGGACACGCAGATCCAACCCACGATCATTACGGAAATTATCAATATGTCGACGGCTCAATCATGGTCTGGATACCGAAATTTTATTACAAAATCGGAAACGGATCGAACGGCCTCGATGTCAACTCTATAGACATCAAAGGAGCCAGCGACTTTGCCACCCGCGCCGAGGCCGAAGCCCAGGGGTATGCCCTGCACCGAGCCTTCATCGATGGCGGCGTGGAGCATGATGGGTTTTTTGTCGATAAATATATGTGCTCAAAAAATGCATGGGGCACAGGGTTCATCGCGTCGTCCATCGAGGGTGGTGCCCCGATCTCAATGCACGCCGACCACAATCCCGTCGCGGATCTGACAGCGTGCTCCGGAAACTATTATTACGAGGCAATAAACGCAGCCCATGCTCGCGATGGAATAGATGGAGCTGTCAACTCTGACAGCCAATTCTTTTGCGCCAGCCGGTTCATTTATGCGGCTCTGGCCATGCTCAGCATCGCACACGGCCAAGCGGCCAATGGCTCAACATATTGCGCGTGGTACGACGCATCCGGCGTGACCAATTTCCCCAAAGGGTGCAACAATAATGCGCTTGGAGATACCAACGACGGAGAGGTCAGCTATCAGAGCGACGGCTATAGCAACTGCGGCAAAACCGGTAGTGGCGTACCCTTTGCAAAGACCACGCATAACGGCCAGGCGTGCGGGGTGGCGGATCTCAATGGCCTTATGTACGAAATCAGCCTCGGGGTCACGTGTGTTGCCGCAGGCAAAGCGATCACAGGGGCGACCCAGGCCAACCCCTGTCTCCTGACAGTGGCGAGTCACGGACGTGCTACAGGGGACCCGGTGATGATCACCAGCGTTGCCGGCATGGAGGAGCTCAACGACAAGATCTTCACCATTACAGTGGTAGATGCGGCCTACACCAGTGGCGGCACGGCAACGTTCGGAGACTTCTACGTCGCCAAGAAATCTACGGCCATGCGCGATTTCACCTCCGGCAATAGTGTCGATACCGACCATTGGGGGGCAAATGGTGTGGCGGCCATGATGGAAGCGTTCTCTCCTGCCTTTGAGGCCGCATATCCGAACAATGGATTTTCTCAGCGCATTGGCGAAGGTGCGGGACAGGTCCTCTCCGAGGCCCAGTCTGGCAACGACTATGCGCTCACAGGTCTTGGCCTCCCGAAAGATCCCGGCGGAATCTCCACGTCAGGCACAAACCTGTTCGGCTCCGACTATTTCTATCAATACATACGCAACGAATTGTGCCTGCTATCGTGCGCGCTTTGGGGCAGCAATTCCAGCGCGGGCGTGT